CTACCAGCCACTGCTCTTGTTACCACTGTCTTGATCGTACTTGTTGCCATCCATCTTACCTAAGAAGATGTCAGCATCACAGCCAATGTGCGACAGTGCTTTGGTTAGGCCATCAGTGATAGCCATCTTCGGTGCATCTTCAGCCATACGACCTTTAGCTGCATCAAAGAACTTACGGCACCCTGTGAAGGGGCCAAATGAATTTGCTGGCGATGTATGCCAAACAGTAACATGCGCTAGTACAGCGCTGTCTCCGTTGCTTACAGGCACAATCTCTGTTGTGTTGTGCCAACCCCAGCCCTCACCGACTGATCCGAACTGCTCAGTCATCTTCTTAACTTGGTATTGTGGATCAATGGCGGTGAATGATCGGCTGCCGAAGCTGACCTTCTTCAGATATTTGGGGTCTGAAGAGGCCAGCTTGTCCCAGATGTCGAGGTTATTAGTCATTGTTGGTTCTCCTTGTTATGCGGAGTGATCCCCGCTTGTCTCGTTTGATTGTAAGGTGGTCGCAGTAAACTTCTCGCTCGTTACTACCGACCATGTTCTTGAGATCTTTCTTTGCGTTCTCGAACACGCGGTTGTGTTCGTATCCGTTGATGTAGGTAACTGCTGCGTCGATGAACTGGTTGTCTGTGCTGGCATCTCGCTTGACCATGTTGTCCACCTCAATCTTGTCAATGGAGATGTCTGGCGTTTGAACACCAATCGGTTCTTCGTCGCGTACAACGTAACCCCAGAAGTCTGACACCACCGCCCACATAGAATTGAAATAGCGTAGGTCGAACGAGACATGCGCTGACTCCCATTTATTGTTGCCAAAAATTACTGAGAAATAAGCACCGTCTGCTTTGGCAAGATAACAGTACAGTTGTATTTGTGGCATGTAGTATTCAATGACATCATCCATAGATTTGTATGGATTGGTGTGCTTGGCCTCGACTATGAAGCTTCCCCACTTAGCATCAATTGTACCTTTAGCTGGTACAATGCCAATCTCTTGTTTATATTCATGCTGCTGATTAGACAGAACACAATCATGCTCATGCTCAAACCATTCAAGATTGAAGTCTTCAGTCCAGCTGCCGAGTTGTACTGCAATATTGCGAAACAAATCCTCTGGCTCTACGCGACCAGTTTTGATCTGCCATAGCTCAAGCCAGTCACCATTCATAATTTTTACGCAGTCGCTGCCGCCTATGAAACCTTTACGCTCCATGACGTAACCTTGCATTAACACCTAGATTATAAATTAGCTCATCTTTAAGTGAGCTTACCATTTCATAGCTTAGCTCTATGCTTTCAGCTTTGATTATATCATCTAGTCGAGACAATACATAATACATACAGATGCGATCATCCATATCAGTTCTCCTTATTATTATATAGGTTAGACTACTGCATACTTGCAGCTTACTCAAGATATTTTTTGAGGTCAGCTTCAGTAATGTCAGTGAGTTCAAGCAGTTTTTTTCGTTGCTCGCCTTTGAAGTATGGTTCACCAACAGGTTCACCGTTCTTGATACGCTTGGCTATAATTTCATACTCATCTAGTACATAAGAATACTTCTTGTATTCTTTGGCATAATGCGGTGAGCTTGTGGCTTTGTTGATGTGTGCATCCCACACACTACTAGCTACTGCATTGCCTAATGATTTAGGTTTTTTCATGGCTTATAATACTCCGCTACTTTTTTACCGCTCGGAAGTTCAATCATAATTTTTTCTATATGATAGCCAGAAGTTTTGAGTTCAGATATTCTAGCTGACAATCTAAAGCAGCCGAATAAATCTAATGCTTCTAGTGAAGTTAATCGCTTACCTTTTTCAAGGTGAGCTTTTATCATTTTGTTTTGATTCTCCATTTGCGTTCTCCATAAGTTTAAGGAATTGATCACCGCTCATGATGACCAGAGTTTGCGGACTTCCTGTCCGTCTTTTATAGAAGGCAATGTCTCGCCTATCTAATACTGTGAATGGGCTAGGGAAGTTGGACTTATCCCTATACTTTACTTCTCCCACCAATTCTTGTCCGAAGAGTTCAAGCTTGATGTCGCCGCTATACTCTCCTCCCAAGCTGCCTGAGAGGGGTTGCCTTTTCGCTTTGATCTTCGCTTTCGTAAGCCAGTCGACGAACCACTTCTCGTGGTAAGTTCCTTTGTTTTTGTTACGGTTTGCCATTTGTCCTCCTCATAGCAATGAAGGCAGACATACCAATGCTTCTCGTAAGTAGCTGCGCCATTGTTTTTAAGTATTGCAACGAACCAAGTGGTAGTAGTTTGACACGCAATGCAATCAATCGCGCTGCCTTTTTTTGACTTCGATGTCATAACCTAAAGCATCCAGCCAACACATCAGCATAAACCCAGATGGGATACGCTTCTGTGCTTCCCACTTGTGGATCAGTGATACAGTGCATCCGATTTTATGAGCTAATGCTTCTTGGCTTAAACTTAGCTCGTACCGAGCGTCGGTTAATATCTTTACCAGAAGATCGTAGTCTTTCGGTATGCTCACGGGCTTGTTGTATCGAGTGAAGTTCTTCGATAGCATTGATTACTTTCACTGCGGTATCGTATCTCAGTTCTGTGTCTCCGTTTATTGATCTATAATAAGTAGACGTTGGAACGCTTGCTCGTTTGAAAGAGGTGAGCAGAGAGATGTCTGTTTCCTCTGCTCTATCCTGTAGGTGTTTTAGATACGACTTCATACTGCACTAATGCAGCAAGTCACTCGTCGTTGTCAAGATCCTCTGGTTCTATTTCAATTTCACAGTCACCGTTGCAATTAAAACAAGTGTCTTTGTACTCTTCTTCGTAGCCTACATCGACATCGAAACCCTGCCTAATAAACCTAGTGTAAGTCAGAGTGCCATGACCGTAGCACTCTGGGCATTCAATATGGGATGTGGTCATCAACATCTGGTATGTCATGGTTATCCTCCCAAGCTTTGGTTGCGCGTTGCAAAAACTTCTCACGATTAAAGCGTGGATTAGTTTTCTCTAGCTCATCAGCTATTGAATGTAGGTGAGAGGGCCAACCTACCATTGGCCCAATCGTATCTGCAATAAATTCATAGTGTTGTTTACTCATTCTCATTTTACTGTCTCCCATGAGTAGCTTAAGTCATACGACATTATTTCTTTAAGCGAACCAGTTCCGTGATAAACATAAAGCTTATTGATTCGACCTTCTTTCAAATCTACAGAAGCAGCTTTCCAAGCATCTCCTTGCGTTCTGTGCTTGGTTGATAAAATCAAATCGCTATTATCTGATTGCTTGCTATACCACCAAGTGCTTTTTTTCTTATGCACTTTTCCAAAAGTCATTAGCTCATCTCCATCCATTGTTTTGATTTCATTGCGCTGGCAATCTGTAGTTCACGATTGTACTTAGCAATCTCTGGCTTACGCAGATCCTGTGTGTGTGTAGCCCAGTAAGTAAGGCAGTTGTACAGTGCCCACTTATTAGAGCCGAGGCTGCTGCGCTCGTTGTTCCAGATGCTTAGCAAATTTTCTAGTTGCTTTTCGTTGGTCTTGGTGACTGACTGCTGACGTGTGAATGCTTTGCAGACAGTCTTCTTAAAGAAGTTTTCGATCTGTGGTTGCTCTAGCTTGGTGTGCATCCAGCTTTGCCAAACATCTTTGCGAGACTGAAAGTGCTCAAGGCCATTGATTACCTTAGCTGCTGCACCTTCGACGTTGATCGATGCAGTGTGCTTGTATCTACTGCGCGCCACTGTGTCGGGTGTAGTGCAACCATTGAGGCACCATAGCCGTAAGCCATTGGCTTGCTGAGAGAAGGACCAAGATGCATCGTAGCTATTGAAGAAGCTGACTCTAAACTTAACGTAGTCACCGACTGCTGGTTCAACAGTAAGATTATTAAATAGTATCTCACCTCTTAGCTTGCGACCGTCTTCAAGTACATCGACGCTTACTTCATAATCGTCTGATAGATCTGCTGTCTTGATTCCGTCGAGAACTGAGTTGACTACATCATCGTGCGATACGATTTTGTAACGTGATCCGTGTACGCCCAACACCTGATCGGTGTCGGTACGCACAACAGCTTGATGACCAGCAATGATATTGCCAAGCTGATCGTGGATTGGTTGTTGCTCAACTGGAAAGTTGAAGTCGTTCATTGAGAAATGTTTCATGCTATTTCTCCATAATCAATCTTGCAGTTATCTCTGCAAATTTATTAGCCATGTCTTCCATTAATGCACTACGATTAAAGCTTTCGACTTGAGCTTTATGCAGTTCAAGAAAGTTGCTGATTACTTTGATCTCATCAGCAACGAAGGTGATTGAGACCGGCGTCTCATCTGTGTCAATGTAATTAAGTTTCATATTAGTTCTCCGTTGGTTATGCCCTGCATTATTGCAGTGACAATAGTTAAAGTCATTAGTTACCTTACGTCACTTTGGTTTTCGTTTTGGTTTTATTGCTGGCACTTCGTGCTTGTGAATGACGCATTGTATTTCGCCGTGAGCAAGTGAAGGATTGGTTTCTAAGAAATGATCACAGTCTTCTGGCGTAGAGAATGCAACGAATGCAATCCATACAGTTTTTAACATTTGGTTTTCCTTTTTTAAGTTTGATTTTGCTGGCGACTGCATGCAGCTTGCTGCTGCACACACTCACCCCTCTTGGCGCGCCCCCAGAGGAACCTGTCCAAATAAAAAAGGGGCCGAAGCCCCTTTCTGTTACGCCACCTCCTGTGTCTCTACGCCATCAGTGTTTGCAACACTGACTGGCTTGAGATCGATGCCTTTCTCTGCCAGCTTTGCTGCCAAGGCATCTTCTTTGTCGCTTGATGCGGCTGGTGCCTCATCAATCGCTGTTGTCCATGGTTGGTATGGCTTGTGTGCCATGCCTGTTGCTACCTCCATCATGTCGGCAAACATGTGGTATTGCTCTTCGTATATTGCGAGCTTGTCTTGTAGCCTGTCTTGCCAGTCGTTGGCTTGGTCAATGGCGTTGAGAGAAATCTCTGTGCCATCGTGCTTAGCAGTAACGTTCTTCAAGTGCTGTGTCGCACGATCTAGCTTGATAGCAACGCCTTTGACGTAGCCCTTCTTGTCCATGCGGGTATCGTACATCTTAGCCCATAAGTGGTTTGCGATGTTTTGCAAAAAGAACATCTGTTCCCACTTGTGGATATTCTCTTCTGTGTACGAGCCTTTGTCGTTATCAAATACCATGCGTGGGTCATAGAACTCTGCACATAGCCGCGCTACCGCTTGGCTTAGTGTTACGTTGTCCTCACCTGTGTAAGCTGCTTTTAGATCTGAGTTAATCATCTTAGTTAGTTTCTTATCCATGTCGTTCTCTCTTTCTCATTAAGTTGTGTTATTGTCTTTCGACACTAATCGGAAGCGCCGTCTAGTTGTCCAAGTCAAGATCGCGCAGCGCCAGCTTTGCTGGGAAGTCTTGACTTTGACGGCTAGTCGACGCCCGAAGTTCTTCTAATGTTGTTATTATCTTATCTAACTCTTGTTCTAGCACTGCATGTCCACGGCAGCAGGCCCATTGGCTAATGTTATGAAGGTCATCTATTAGCATATCGTTTTGTGAGTCTTGAATCATTGTCTTCTCCATAAGTTAGTAGGTTATTGTTCAAAAGAACGCCTGTGGTCACGGCTAATCTTAGGTGGCGGGTCAAGGCCCGAAGGCCAGCTTTGCTGGGCCAGCAATGATGCAACGTCAACTTGATTGACGTAGCGTCATTGTGCAGAGCCTTGAGGCGTCATGATCAATCACCTGTGCGGGGAATTACACCCGCTCAGAGATTGATCTATCCTTAGATTAGTCGAACCCACATAGAAAAACAGGGGGGGTAAACGGTCATCATTCCGATGATCGTTTAGTCGAAGCACTTTGCGGGAGCGTGCGAGCGACCCCCTCAACTGAGTCGCAACTAAAAGACTATTCAGCCCACATCTTAGGGGCTGAATGTCTATCGGTACGCTGGGGTAGGCTAGCGGGTTGCAAGGGTGGCCTTTGAACCCTGCTTGGCGAATCATGGCTCAATGCCGTGATACGCCAATGCGTCAGGGATGGAAGCCCGCAAGGGCCAAGACCAATAGGGCTTGGTTTACGACAGCCCGCTCGGACGCCCTGTCAAGTAGAGAAATGCAGTGTGACGTAGGGTAATTAGTATAGTTACGTTACGTCACTATTGACAAGCAATGTAGAAATAGTGTCGTAATGGGGGGAGAGAGGGAGAGGGGGGCTAGTGAATGAGATATAAGCCCCAGTGTTTAAACAATCCTTCTTAATGATAGCTTACTGCATCTAGCAAACACAGAGGACAGCAGTTAGCTAGATGTTAGTCACTGCTAAGAAGAAGGATTGATATGGTTCCTGCTAAGAAGTTAACTGATAGACAGGCTGCGCTGGTGGATATAATGGTATCAAAAGGGCTGCCTGCAGCTAAAGCTGCTATCGAAGCTGGGTACGCTGAAGGGAAGTCTGGATACGTCTCAGCTTACAAAGCACTCAAGACAGCCCATGTGCAGCAGTACATGATGCAGCGGATGAATGAGGAGTTTGGACTTAGTGCTACCGTAGCTGTTAACACAGTGCGTAGGCTGTCTCAGAACGCTAAGTCTGAGTATGTTCAGCTTGAGGCTAGTAAGGATTTGTTGGATCGTGCTGGGTATAAACCTATTGATCGTTCACAGGTTCAAGTGGCGGGGGACATCAAAGTTTCAATTGATCTGGGCTAGGGGGGTAGGGGGAAAACTGCAGGCTCACGCTATGTTACTTCCCCCCTGCACACATTATTAGCCCTAAAGGTTTGTGCATTGTCAGTTATATTTTTTTTAGTGTAGGGGTATTTTATGAGTAGGTATAAGAGAGAGCCTGAGGCACAGCCGCCTAGAGCGGATACGAGTGTTGCGAAGGCTGCATTGAAGAGTGTTGGGCATGCGAAAAGAGCACAAGAGTAAGACTGGTGGATTGACTGCTGCGGGTCGTGCTTATTTCAAGCGGACTGAGGGCGCTAATTTAAAGCGTCAATTAAAGAGTGGTACGAATCCAAGGCGTGTTTCTTTTGCTGCTCGGTTTGCTGGTATGAAGGGCCCGATGAAAGATGAGAAGGGCCGCCCTACTAGAAAGGCGTTGGCCTTAAAGAAGTGGGGCTTTGGTTCTGTTGAGGCGGCTCGTAACTTTGCAAGGAGGCATAAGAAAAGCTGATGTGTTTTGGTAGTAGAGGCAAGAGTGCCGAACAGATGTATCAAGAGAGGAAGCCTGAAGATCAGCCGCTTCCTTCTTTGAGTATGAAGCCTATTGATCGCCCTGAGCAGGAGTTAGCGGATGTTCCGTATCGTCGGAAGGGCATGAAGCGCAGAAGTTTATTAGGAGGTTATTGATGCCACAGGGAAAAGGAACTTACGGATCTAAGGTTGGTCGCCCTAAGAAGTCTTTGTTGACTGGCGCTCAGAAGACTTTGCCTGATTCTTTAAAGAAGCGGATTATGGCTGCTAAAGCAAAGAAGAATAAGAATGCCTAAAGGACAATCGCCCCGCGATAGAATGAATGCTCGTTATTCGTTGTTATCTAAGCAATTAGAAAGTACGCCCGAAGATTACTCTATGGTGACTAAGTTGCGCCGCAAGGTTAAAGAGTTTCTTGGCACTTCTGATGGACAGATGGTTACTAGCATGAAGCGCGAGAACCTTCTGAAGAAAGTTAAGAAGATGGAGAAGACTTCGGCTGAAAGGTTCCGCAGTCAAAAGAACATAAGCGAGGAACAAGATGGCGGTTAATGCAGCTGGTAACTACACCAAGCCCAAGATGCGGAAGTCTTTGTTCAGCAGAATAAAGGCTGCTAACGTTCAAGGCACTGCTGCTGGCAAGTGGTCAGCAAGAAAAGCGCAACTCTTAGCAAAGCGGTACAAGGCTGCTGGTGGAGGATATAAATGAGAATTGAATTTTGCAGTGTAAATATGATGCTTAATATTATTGATGAGCTTCAACTTCGGGATATAAAGTTTACCTGCAAGGTTGATGACCTTGGCTGTGGATATATTTGGTTAGAGCATGAGACCATCGCAAAAATCGCTGCTTAATTGGGGGAAACAAAAGTGGCGCACTAAGTCTGGCAAGAAGTCTAGTGAGACTGGTGAGCGCTACTTACCTTCTAAGGCTATCGCTGCTCTTAGTGATGCTGAATATGCAGCTACAACCAGAGCTAAACGAAAGGGTAAGGCTGCGGGTAAGCAATTTGTGGCTCAACCGAAAGCTATTGCTCGGAAAGTAAGGAAGTATAGAACATGAATGAAGTAACTCAAGTGTGGCGCTTTAAACAGATGGCAAGTGCTGTCTTAAAGTCTGACAGCCTTAAAGATCAATTAGAAATGATTGAGGCCATGTACGAAGAGGCTAAGCCTTCTATTGGACAGCCGCTTCAAGAGCTTTTAGAGAAAGACTTGGGCTAACATGGCTTGGTACACAGCAAACGATAATAAGATTTACACAGGGCCGACTCACACATTGGGCGGTACAACTTACTCAGGGGCTACTCGAACTTCTTCTTCGCGGCGACTTGTTGAAGGGCCAGACCCAAAGCCAGCCCCAAAAAAGAAAGCTGCTAAGAAGTGAGCTTTATAAGCACGATTAAACAGGAAGACTTAAATCTTTTGCGCAACATTGTGCGCAAGGTTCATCTTGCTTACGTTGTGGAGAAGTTTGGTGAAAGCAGTCACTTGGTTAGTGACTCTGCTTGCGATAAGCTGATAGAAAGTATTGCGCCAGAAGTGGTGGAGGATATGATCCGCTTTGGAGTCGATAAAGGTTTAAGATAATGGCTGATTTAATTCCGTTTGACCCTAAAAAACACAAGCCAATAAAAACTGTTGGAGGTAGATCTGCTACAGAATATTTAGCAAGTGAGCAATCTCCAGAAGGAAAGGCTTGGAACATACCGACAATATGGTTTGATTCAGAAACAAAAGAGCCTAAATTTTTAAAAGGAGATAAGGCTTGGAATGAAGCTAAGTCATTTGAGGATAGAACTGGCAAAAAGTTTCCTAGATATAATACTATAGAGCTTGCTGTAGAAGCTGCAAAAACAAGAAGTAAAAAAGGTGGAGCAACTAAAAAGAGTTTGCTGCAAAAATGATAGACTTTAAGTACAAGCCTGATGGTAATGTACTAAAAACCTTTATGAAAGATGACACCTTCTTTCGTGGCGTAAGAGGCCCAGTTGGTTCTGGTAAATCTGTTGGCTGTTGTGTTGAAGTGTTTCGCCGCGCTATTCAACAGAAGAAAGGCCCAGACGGAATACGCAAAAGCCGCTGGGCTATTATTCGTAATACCAATCCACAGCTTAGAACTACTACTATCAAGACTTGGCTAGACTGGTTTCCGGAATCAGACTGGGGCAAGTTTACTTGGTCAGTGCCATACACCCACCGCATTCAAAAGGGAGACATAGATCTTGAGGTTCTTTTCTTGGCTCTTGATAGGCCCGAAGACGTTAAGAAGCTTCTTTCTTTGGAGCTTACGGGGATCTGGATCAACGAAGCTAGGGAGATTCCCAAGAGTATTATCGATGCCTGTACGATGCGTGTTGGCAGGTTTCCTTCTATGCGTGATGGTGGGCCTTCTTGGACTGGCGTTATTGCCGATACAAACGCCCCTGAGGAAGATCACTGGTGGCCGATTATGTCTGGCGAAGTTCCAATCCCAGATCATATTCCGCGTGAGCAAGCTAAGATGCTGGTCAAACCAGATAACTGGTCTTTCTTTACCCAGCCCGCTGGTATGGTTGAGAGGAAAACAGAAGACGGAGAAATAGAAGACTATGATCCAAACCCAAAGGCTGAAAACACAAAGAACATGCTCAAGAGCTACTATCCAAACCTCATTCGAGGAAAGACTAAATCATGGATAGATGTTTATGTGATGAACCGATTGGGGCATATTCAAGACGGAAAGCCTGTATATCCAATGTTTGCATCCGAAGTTCACATAGCTCAAGAAGAAATACCCGTTGCTGCAAACATGCCAGTCTATGTTGGTGTGGATTTTGGTCTAACTCCTGCTGCGGTCTTTGGTCAAAAGGTAAGGGGGCGGTGGTTTCTACAGTCAGAAATTGTGGCGGTAGACATGGGCATCGTGCGTTTTGCCGAGGTTCTTAGAAATGAACTATCTACTAGGTTTGCTGCTGCCTCTGAGGTAATTATTTACGGCGATCCTGCGGGTGATTTTAGAGCGCAGACTGATGAATCGACTCCCTTTCATATTCTGCGCGGTGCTGGCTTGAAGGCGTTTCCTGCGCCTTCCAACTCTGTTGACCTCCGACTAGAGTCGGTTTCCTCCCAGTTGACGAAGATGGTCGAAGGTAAGCCAGCACTACTAATAGACAGGCGTTGTCCCCAGTTAATTAAAGGGTTTGAAGGTGGCTATGCCTATAAGCGTATGGAAGTAAGCGGTGAGAGGTACGCAGACAAACCAGATAAGAATATGTTTAGCCACGTTCACGATGCGGCTCAGTATTTATTCTTGGGTGCTGGTGAAGGCAGGGCTTTGATGAACAGTCAAAAGCCAGCAAGGCCAGTGGTTGCCAAGCGTAACTTTGATGTGTTTAGTAGAGGCGCAAAACAGAGAAACAAACCTAGCTTCTGGTCACGGCTGTAGTTTTTTGTGCATTGATGTTTTCTATCTTCTATGCTTACGAGTAAAAAACAAAGGAGATTAATATGTGTTTTGGTGGCGGCGGCCCTAGTCAGGCTGAAAAGCAAGCAGCAGCAGATCAAAGAATAGAAGCTGAGCAAGCTAAATCTGAAGAGATTCAAAAAAGAGCTAGGCAAAAGCGTGAAGATGTTTCTGCAGCTTTAGAAAACAGAACTCGCAGAAGCGGTATGCGTGGTGGTGCTGGTCGCCGTTCTTTGTTTAGAGCCGGTGGCGGTGGATTCTTAGGTAGGTTTGGCTAATGGCTGATATAGCAAAGCAATATATTCAAAGTTATCAGAAGGCAAAAGCCTTTCGTGAGAACTGGGTTCCGTTGTTTGAGGAATGCTATGAGTATGCTTTGCCTCAGCGTGAGTCATTTTATTATGAAGAAGCTGGTCAGCGCAGAGATGATAAGATCTTTGACGAAACGGCAGTGGTTGGTGTGCAGGAGTTTGCTAGCCGCTTGCAGTCTGGCTTAGTTCCTAACTTTGCTCGATGGGCTGATCTTATGGCTGGTAGTGAAGTGCCGCCAGATCAGCGTGAAGCTATAGATAATGAGCTTGATGAAGTAACTGAATATGTATTTGAGGTTCTTCAAAACTCTAATTTCAGCCAAGAGGTTCATGAATCCTTCATGGATTTGGCTGTGGGTACTGGTGTCTTGTGCGTAGAAGAGGGGGATGCAATCAATCCTGTAAACTTCTCAGCAATTCCGCTCCCTCATGTGGTCCTTGACACCGGTCCCGATGATAAGATCGATCACGTTTATCGTGAACGAAAAAAGGTTAAGTTTGATCATCTTCCTATTATGTATCCCAAGGGAACCTTTGACCAAAAGGTAACTTCCTTAATGGGATCTGATCGTGAAACGACTGTGCTTGAGGTTGTTTGCCGCGACTACAAAAAGAAGAATGAAGAAGCTTACTTTCACTATGCGATCTGCATGACTACTAAGACTTTGCTTTACGCTAAAGAGATGACTGGTCTTGGCTCTAATCCCTTTGTTTGCTTTCGTTGGGGCAAGTGTGCTGGTGAGATTTATGGACGCGGCCCACTGCTTAACGCTCTATCTGCTATTAAGACTACGAATCTTACTATCGAGCTTATCCTTGAGAATGCTCAGATGTCTATCTCTGGTATTTACCAGATGGAAGATGATGGCGTAATCAACCCTGACACGATTAATTTAGTGCCCGGATCTATCATACCGAAAGCTATGGGTTCTGCTGGTCTTCAGCCTATACAAGCCGCTGGTCGGTTTGATGTAGCGCAGCTTGTTCTTAGTGACATGCGCTTGAATATTAAGCGGGCTCTATACAACGACATGCTTGGGAACCCTGATAAAACACCTGCAACTGCAACTGAGGTAGCGGAGCGTATGGGTGACTTGGCTAGAAGAATGGGATCTGCATTTGGGCGTCTGCAAGCAGAGCTCGTGCAGCCCGTACTTCAGCGTGTAATATACATCTTAAAGAAGCAGGGCCGCATAGAAGTTCCTACAGTAAACGGACGGGAAGTTAAAGTCCGTTCTGTGTCTCCCCTTGCACAAGCTCAATCAAATCAGGACATTTCGAGCGTTGCTCGCTTCCTTGAATTGGTTGGTGGAGCCTTTGGCCCAGAGATGTTGCAGCTTCTAATTGACGGTGAACAAACAGCAATTCACCTTGCGAAAAAATTTGGTGTGCCAGAGAGCTTGATTCGTGACGAAGAACAGCGTAGACAAATAGCTGCATTAGCGCAGCAAATGGCGCAACAACAGCAAGGACAGATGATTGCCGAACAAAGTTAATATCGGATTAGATGGAATCCAGAGAGGTTCTGACAAGGATGTTCAAATAAGTCAGAACATTGCTGAGATATTTAATACCCCTACGGGCAAAGAGGTTCTTCGTTATTTGCGTTCCGTTACCATAGAAATGGTTAATGGGCCTAATGTGACTACGGAAGAGTTGCGACATATAGAGGGCCAGCGTTATATTGTTGGCTTGATTGAGCAGCGTATTGCACATTCACATAGGAGTAAGAACAAATGAGCGAGAGCTTGATGGAAGGCAATGAAGCGCCAGCAGCAGAAGAGCAGCGTGACTTTGTTGTAGCAGAAGATAGTCAGCCAGAACGTCCTGAATGGTTGCCTGAGAAGTATAGCAGTGGTGAAGACTTAGCTAAGGCATACAAAGAGCTTGAGTCAAAGCTGGGAACTAAGGAAGAAGACATTCGCAACAAGCTTCTTGAGGAAATTCAAACAGAAGCATTTGGGGATCGGCCTGATTCTGCTGGTGATTATCAGCTTCCTGATATTGTTGATAATGATCTTGCTGTAGACAATGAGTTACTGCAGTGGTGGTCAGAGCATTCATTTGAAAACGGCTATGGTCAAGAAGAGTTTCAGAAAGGCATTGAGATGTATGCTCAAGCCATTAATGGAAGCCAACCTGATCTTGAGGCTGAAGCTTCAAAGCTTGGTGACAATGCAAATGATCGCATTCAAGCAGCGTCTATGTTTGCAAACAAGTTTTTTCCTGAGCAATCTCTGCCAGCTATTGAGCGCATGTGTGAAAGTCATGAAGGTATTCTTGCTCTTGAGGCAATCATGGAGGCAACTAAGGATGGTTCGTTTTCTGATGGCACTCAGCCTACAGGTCAGACAACTCAAGCTGAGTTAGATCAAATGATGCAAGATCCTAGATACTGGGATAAGAATGACACTGCTTATGTTAAGCAGGTAGAAGAAGGCTTTAAGCGTCTTTATGGAGGTTAAGATTCTTAAGAGGGGTGAGTTCTACTTAACCCCTTTTACTCTTGACCATATTGATGAGGTTGCTGCCAATCTAAGTCATGAGAATATAAGAGAGCTTAAAATCCTTGGACACTTGGATATTAAGCAAGCCATTATGGAAATGTACGAATGCTCTGAATGCTACCTAGTTCGCAAGGAGGGTGAGGTATTTACTGCAGTTGGTGGCCTTTGGTATAACGAAGACCAAGATTACCCGCAGATGTTCTTTATGTTTTCTCATAAAATCAAAGAAAACTTTACATCTATTGCTCGCGGCTCAAAGATGTTGCTTAACTATTTAGAGCAAACGCAACCTCAAATGACCATGACTATACTTGCTGATTATGAGATCATGGTAGACTGGGCGGTGTGGCTTGGCTTTGAGCCGGTAGGTGTAAGCATATCACCTCCGCATAAGTACGTTGATTTTGTGCGTTGCAATCCAAATCAAAAAAGTGTTTACGATGGGGAATTACGGCCCATAACGCACTGAAAGGCCCGAAAGGATACCCTTGCTGAAGTGAAAGAGTGGATACCCGTTGGCAACTGTAACTTCAAAATAGGACTGTAAAATGGCTAATACTATTGACCAAGCTTTTATCAAACAGTTTGAATCAGAAGTTCACATGGCATATCAGCGTATGGGTTCTAAACTCCGCAACACAGTACGCTCAACCAATGTGACTGGTTCAACTGCACGTTTCCAAGTAATTGGAAAAGGCACTGCATCAACTAAAACACGCAATGGCGATGTTTCTACAATGGAACTAGCGCACACCAATGTCGAAGCAACTATGGCTGATTACTATGCAGCTGAGTATATCGACAAGCTGGATGAATTGAAAATCAACATCAACGAGCGTCAAGCTGTAGCGCAATCTGCTGCTGCTGCCTTGGGTCGCCAAACTGATGCTTTGATTGTAGCAGCTATGGATGCTGGTGCTAACTCAACTCAAATCCACGATACATCTTCAGCGATTGAAAAAGCAGATCTTCTGACCTTGTTTCAAACATTTGGTGCAGAAGATATTCCGGAAGACGGACAGCGTTACTTAGCTATGTCTCCTGCTGGATTTGCTGACTTGTTTAACATTAATGAGTTTGCTTCATCAGATTACGTTGGGCCACAAAGCCTTCCGTTTGCTGGTGGCATGACAATGAAAGAGTTCTTGGGATTCAAGATCTTCTCAACTTCAGCGGTAGCTGGCGGCAAAAACTTTGCTTACCACGCTCGTGCTGTAGGCATTGGTATTAACTCTGATGTTCAGACCGAGGTCAATTATGTACCGCAGAAGGTAGCGCACCTTGCGACATCAATGATGTCTATGGGCTCTGTCGTTATCGATGATGACGGTGTGTTTGAAGTTCTCGACAACAACTAATAGGAGGGGGGCGAAAGCCCCCTAACTTCTTATGCCAGCAAATACAGCAATCAAAATATGCTCCCGCGCCTCTATACTAATGGGTGGCTCTCCTATCCAATCGTTTGATGAGGGAACGGCTGAAGCTGATGTGGTTGACGCTGTATATGAAGACGTTGCTCGCGCTGCGCTAACTAACTCAAGATGGCGCTTTGCTACCAATCAACAGCAGATTAGTAGGCTTGTAGCGGCACCAACTGGTCGATACGATGCAGCTTACCAGCTTCCGTCTGATCTTATTATGCTAAGTGCTGTAACAATAAACGATGAACCTATTATCTATGATACTTATGGAGATAAGGTTTATTGCGATGCCAACGAGACTGAGGTTCTTGTAGCTGATTATATATTTAGAGCGGATGAGGCTTACTGGCCTCCTTACTTTACAATGGCTGTAGAGTTTCAAGTAGCTGCTATGCTTTCTATTTCTGTTGCGCGTGATGCCCAGCTAGCTTCTTTGATGGAGCAAAAGGGTGAACAGTTCTTGATGAGAGCGCGTAGACTTGATTCACAACAGCAAACAACTAAAAAGCTAAACACTTCGAGGTTTATAAGTCAAAGGCGTAGCTAATGCAGAAAGTTAGAGTACCCCAGAATAGCTTTCAATTTGGCGAAATCAGCGATTCTTTGATAATGAGAACTGATTCTCCTGTGTATTCTTCATCTGCACAGCGCGTGGAAAATATGGTTGTTACAGCGGAAGGCTCTCTTAAAAAGAGATACGGATTAAAAAACCATTACAACTATTCGATTACTTACAATACCTCTTATCCTGAGCAATCTCATTTGTTTAAGTTTGAGTTTGATGATAATGAATCATATGTAATTTCTGTGGAGCATCAGAAGGTTCGTTGCTTCTTCTTAGATAATTCTGGAACCTACACCACTGCTGGTGACTTGCATTTAGTAGAAACTATTACGCAAGATACAAGCAGTAATGCTTTGCCTTTTGATCAAGAGTATTTGCAGGAATATACATTTGCTCAGTATGGTGATGTAATGTTTATCTGTCACCCCTTGTTTGCACCGCGTATGCTTACAAGAACTGCGCTAGATGCGTTTGAGATTAGCGTTTATAGCTTTGATCAAAGGGCTGATAACAAAGTTACTTATCAACCTTACTCTACGTTCCAAGCCAATGGCGTAACGCTAGATCCATCAGCAATAACTGGCACTGGTATTACGCTCACAACAAGCGCAGATTATTGGGTTCCAAGTCATGTAGGAGTTACTGTTCGGTATCATGAGTCTGAGGTTTTAATTACAGGCTATACTTCAGCAACAGTGGTTACTGGCAATGTTTTAGACACTCTTAAAATAAGATTGTCTGTTTTAAATCCATTAAGAACCGCTGATGGATCTAATCTTGTAGAGGTTACTCATTTAAATCATGGCCTTAATGTTGGTGATGCAATTACGATTGAGGGTGCTAGCGCAACTGGTGGAATTAACACTGCTCAATTAAATGTTACAGATCAAGTCAGAGAAATTATTGACGAGAATACTTATACCTATCAGGCTGGTGGAACCGCTAATGATAGTGAAGATGGCGGTGGTAATATTAAGGTAGTTTCACACGCACCTATTCGAGATTGGGATGAGCAGTCTTGGTCAGCTGTTCGAGGCTACCCTGCCGCTGTAACATTCCATGAAAACCGTTTGTGCTTTGGTGGAACAATAGCAGAGCCAGATAATATCTGGATGAGTAAGATTGGTAGTTTCTTTAACTTTGATGTAGGTGAGGCCGCTGATGCAGATTCAATACAGATTGTTGCCGCAACGGGTGATGTAAACCAAATCAGATATATGGTTTCCAACCGTGACTTGCAGATCTTTACTGCGACTGGTGAATTGTATGTACCTACTTACTTAAATCAAGCCATTACTCCAACAAACGCTCAGATTAGAAAGCAAACACCATACGGTACTGAGTTTGTTCAGCCTTCCTCTATTGATGGCGCTACTATCTTTGCGGAGATGGGCGGTAGGACTGTAAGGGAATACCTATATACAGATACAGAAGAGGCTTATACTGCAACTTCAATATCCACTATTGCTTCTCATTTAATAGATAAACCTAAGTATTTAGCTGTTGCTCATAGCGGCTTTGGATTGCCAGATTCATATGCAGCCATAACTTTGTCAAATGGTGATATATCTTTGTTTAGCTCTAACAGGGCTGAGAAGAAAGCCTCTTGGACTAGAGTTACTACAGATGGAACTTTTTCTTCTGTATGCGCTATTCACGATAGGTTGTTTGTTAATGTTTGGTACAATAACAAGCTTAATCTTTGTGAGTTTCACGATAATATATTCTTAGATAACTATAGTGTTTTTCAAGTCCAGCAGCTTGCTGGGGTAGATGATTCTGGATTTGATAACAACTCAACTCCTGTTGAATACACATCTGGAGCAAGTACCGCTACTTGGTATTATCCAGCTGGAACATATGATGTTAATTGGACAGTTAGTTCTGGTAGCCGCGTAAATCTTAACATGGAAAGGCTTTTTTCTAACACTTATCCAAATGAAGTGTTTTATCTAGCTGAATATCCTTTGCTTTCAGGCATAACCTATAGGCTATCATTTAGGATGAATGTGCATCAAACGGACATTAAGTATCAAATTATTGATGCTACTGATGATAGTGTGGTAGTTGATGGCGCTACTGGGACTTACCCCAATGGGTTAGATGAAACATTTGTCCTTACCAGCAATTTAGACAATCCTAAAATTCAATTTATAATTGAGGGAGAGCCTACAAACTTTCCATTCTATATTAAGTTCGACAGAATAACATTGCAGGTAGATTCTTTTGTCTATGATCTGAGTGATACTCTTGAGCCAAACTCAGAAGTTTATTTGGTCGATACTTCTGATAACTCTTTAATAGGTTTGTCTACCTTAGACTCACAATCTAAAATAGATTTAAATGCTTATGCAGGAAAAACTATTGCAGTCGGTCAGGCGTTTACATCAAAGATTATTACTAATCCTGTAGACGCAAGCTTAGGCAATGGCCCTGCTACTGGTGAAGTTAGGGGTATTACGAATGTGGTTGTTGACGTTAAGAATACTGAATCAATGAAGGTGAACAGTAGGCCAGTTATAAATTCTAACTTTACTGGAAAGAAGGAAGTTAGATTACTAGGTTATAATAGAAATCCACAGATAACTATTGAGCAGGATTCACCAGTTAGTATGCAAGTAAATGGATTAGTAGCGGAGTTAATAGTCTAATGGCATTATTGGAAACTGCCCTGATTGGATCAACTGTATTAAGTGTGTTTGGTCAAATATCTGCAGGACAGGCTCAAAGGGAAGCATCTGAGTTAAACGCATTTCAGATACAAACCGACAAAGAAATAAATAAAGTTCAAGCTTTACAAGCATCAAGGGCTAGGCGTGAGCAATATGACTTAGCGACCTCTACTAATGTTGCTGCATTTTCTGCATCCGGTCGTGACATTGGATCAGATAGAAGTGTTGAAGCCTTTTTAGAAAGGCAAAAAGAAATTATTGCCCAAGATGTTAGTCGTATAGACCAGCAAACTCAGTTTGAAAATATGAAGGCAAGTATGGCAGCTATGGCTGAAAGACGCCGTGGGCGTAACGCTTTAAGCGCTGCTATGTTTAGTGCAATTGGTACTGCCTCAGAAGGTATTTATAGATACGAAACAACGAGATAATAAAATGGCTGTTATTAGACAAAAAACACAAGTATTTAATCAGCCTGTAGGTGTTGTAAGGACAGATGCTGGTGCTGCTCAAGTAGGTCAGGCAATTAGCAATGCTGCTTCTAGGATTTCTCAGTTAGCTTATAGAGAAGCTGCTATAAATGCAGAGAGGGCTGGACAACAGGCCGCTAAAGCTCAGCCATCAGACAAGCTTATAGCAATAGATCCAGATACTAATATGCCTGTGGCTTATACGCCTCCAGCATCATTTGGATCTATTGCTGCTAGATCATATCAAAATATGATTGATCGTAGATTTGAAGAAGCAATCCTTGATGAGTTTGCATCTAAAGGTTCAGAGTTTGCATCAAGCTCCTCAACCGCTGATCAGTACAAAAATCGTATGACCAACTACATACAGGAAATGTACAATTCAGAAGGTGAGGCAACTGCTTATAGCACTTACATTAAGGAAGCTGGCTCTGAGTATGTTGCAAGTACATATGCATCATTAGCAAAGAAACAAGCTGAAGCAGCAAAGAAAGCATTAACAAATCAACAGCTGATGTCTGGTTATCTTGACGAAAAAAAGCTGGGCAATCTTATTGCTGCTGGTGGATCTGATGAAGACATCTTGGCTTTGTCTAATTCTCTTCGTGCTAAATACTTAGACTTAAAAAACACAAACAGCATAACGTTTGCATCGTGGAAGTCAGCCAATGATCGCATTGATGGACTTCAAGGCCTGTCTGCAAATAACAATCTTATAGATATATACTCTATGCTTTCACCTTCAGATCAATCTATGTTTAAGCTTGGGCTTACAAATCCAAGAATTATGTCTGAGCTTGCTGAAAAAATAGAAAGTAATAATTTAGAAGCTTTAGCTATAGAGGCAAAAATAACAACAAGTATACCAACATTACTTGCTGGTTTAGATTCATTTTCTTCTATTAGCGAAGAGTATGTAGAGTCTGAAGTTAATAGCTATATATCTGAGCTTGCTCCAACAATAAGTGCATCTACAACAGCCAATGATATATCAAGGATGATATTAAATATCGAAGATGATAATGTTGCAAAGAAAGTAGGAACAGAATTATTTGCTGACTGGGTAGAGAAGAATTTAGATGTGGCTGGCAAAAAGTCTTCCGATTTAGACATTATATCTGAAGCGCTCCAGAATGAAGCATCACCAGATTACCAAGCAATAGCTGATTTAATTGGTGGTAATAAAGATGCGTTTGGTCGAAGTCATGGTGATAAAGTAGCCGGCATGATTCAGACAATGACTCAAGAACAAAGGTCTAATCTTGCGACAGAAATATCTGATAGACGTGCGGCCTTATCTAGGATGGAAGGTGTTGCTGACTTAGAAAAAGAAAACATATTGCGTCAAAGTCTAATTGATTTTCAAAACGCTACTAATTTAAATGCAAGCTTTCAGTCTGCTTTATCAAACATAGAAGCATCTGGATTAGATGAAAGAACTCAGCAAACTTTAATAACTGCTGCTAGAGAAAACTTTGCTCTTCAATCAAGAGTTAGGGCCGATAGAATACAGTTAAGTACAGTAGATCTTGAGGAACTAAAGGATGCAATAACTCAAGAAGAAACAAATCTAACAGGCAATGCTAAGGAGGCTTATGACTTATTAAGAGAAGCTTACAAGTTTGATCCTGCAAGTACATCTGCTTACCTAGATAGAAAGTTAACAGCATCTACAAATCAAAACAATAGATACATTAATGGCGTTAGAATAGATGATATTGAAAGTAATCTTGCTGATGTTAGCTCTGATGAGCTAGCATTTTATGACAAGCAATTGTTTGGAGATGTTATTGTAACTGCTGGAACTATGTTTGATTTTCCACAAATTGTAGATGGTCTTAATCAAGGCGTTGTTCTTCCATCTGCTAAGGTTGCTTTAGAATCTGCTTTAACATCAAATAACGAAGACAACTTAAATGCTGGCATCCAAGCATTTGAGCGTTATTCTAATCTTGAAGCTGTTACAGAAGATGGTCGGCGTACTGGTTTAGATATAATGCGTAAGAATCTTAGCCCAGAGTCGTATGCTTTATACTCTGCAATAAGTCAGTCTGCTCGTGCAGAGGGTGTAGAGCCATTAGCAATTGCGCTTGAGTTTAGAAATTATGATGGCAACATTGATGCTGATATTAAAGCAGATCTTGATTTATCTAAGAATGCAAACATTGGAAGAGCATTAGACGCTTACCCAATGAGCGCTAATTATAAAAAAGAAATATTAGCAATGCTTCGGATGCAAAAGGTAAGAGGCAATGTAATTACTGAGGATTCAATATCTTCTATAATAGATGATTACACCTCAAATATGCGAACAGATCCTAATGTTATCGGGTCTTATATTGGTGACAGCACTGTATATGCTAGGAATAATTTTTTTGCAGATTCTGAAATTACCGCGCATAGAGAAGATGTAACTAATCTTATTGCTGATTCTGGTTTGTTTAACGACCTTTTAAAAGGTGGAACTGCATTAGATTCAGCCGCTGCTGGTTTTGCAAATACTATTGGCGGCAATCTTTTGCTTACATCGAGAGCTATTGTTGAAGAGTTTACTAGCGGCGTTGGAGCTAGTGAAAAACTAAGTGATAGAGACAGGTTAAGAAGAGGGCTGCAAGCTTTAAATATCGAGTTGAGTTATAAGCCCGTTGTGTCTTCATTTAACCAAGGCCAACCTATGTACGAGGTAGGGTACATAAATGATTACGGTGGGTTTGAGCCAATCATAGTTAATGACACAGCTTTGACTTTAGAAAAGCCAAGGGTTCAAGCTGATCGAAAAGCTGATATGAGATTTCAATCTCTCAATAATTTGCAAACTGCGGTTAAAGCGGATGCACCTGCTGGCAGCAAGGCTATTGCTGAAATTAATTACATAGCAACATTAGATCACATGACTGAAGAAATGTTCTTATCTGATATTGGCAAAATGAGAGAGTACAACAAAATATTTGGCGAAGATGATATGGCGTTAAATATCTTTAGAACAAAAAGAGAGTCGTACAATTCTCTTAGCAATGCATTGCAAATAGAAATGACAGAGCCAAATCAATGAAGATAGTTGTTCCAGAAGCAGAGCCGTTTAATGTTGGTAGACAGCCAGTGCAATCTACAGTGCCTACACTTGGGCAAACGGGGAATGCTCAATATGGAAGACTGTTTAACCCAATAAAGAACCAGTTAAATTTTTATTCAAGAGCTTCAACCTATGATCCAGAGTCAATTGATCGTGTTGAAACAATAATAGAAAAGCAGGGACTTAATGAGGAGGATGCTCGCTATCTTCGCTTGTTTGGGATTGGCTCTCAAGATAACTTTACTTCTGCGCTAGAGTTCATACAAAAACGTAGAGATAACTATAGCGTATTAAATCGCTCTACTGGTCTTAATTTATTTCTTACTGATCCTAGCCTTCATGCGTCTATTGCCATTCCTTACGGTGGCGTTGCGGCTTCTTTGCACCTTGGCAAAGGTCTTAATGCTTTAGGCTCTACATCTGGTCTTAGGCAAGCTGCACGCGCAAGGCAATTAATGAGAGGCAAAGACCTCACCGCTAAAGATCTTTCTAAGATAGGCGCTCTGGATGCAGCGATCGTAGATGGCAGCATAACGCTTACTGAGGCGCTTACTGAGATTAGCGAGGGTGAAGACCCAGCAACTGAAATAGGCAACGCAGCGCTCTACACAATGGGCACAGCAGCTGTTGGCGGTCTTCTTGGCTTTGGCATAGGTACAGCATTGAATAGACCTATTTCTGCGCAAGCCAGACAAGCAACGTTTGGTCGTAAGTATAAAGAATATCTCAATAGTGTTTCTGATGAGCCAGCAAAAAGAGGTGAAGACTTATCGTTTACAGGTGAGTGGTTTACTAACTCTTGGTTTATGAAGGCGATACCAACGCCCCTTCGTGTAACTATACAAGACAAAAAACTACCAGACTGGGCTAAGATGGACATGCTCCAAATTGGTGGCGACAATGGTATGCCTTATGCTATGAACCAGCTTGGTAAAAGTGTAGGCAGTTCTGCTTTTACTGAATCTGCAAGACGTCAAGGTGATTGGTTTAAAGCTCTTGATGTTATTAATCAAAACTATCGTGAGGTAAGCCCACGTGGTTCTGCTGAGTTCTTCAATGTTCCTGTTGGAGAGTATGTAGAGCGTGTTCGTCGTAAGTTAGGCAAAGACAGCTTTGCACCTGACGAATGGTACAATCATGTTGGCCGTTTAATGGTTGATGAAGTGCCATATGAAAAAATGACACCGCAGGAAGCAGCATCAGTGCAAGCCGCTCGTAGCTTCTTTGAGCAGTATGGGAAAGAACTAGAAGAAGTTGGTCTTATTAATCCAAAGGATCTTTTTGAAGACAACTATTTAAAAAATGTTGGCCGTCAGATGGAGCTTCAAAGCGTTACCAAAAGCATTGTTGAGCAAAACAAACGATGGATGCGCCCACAGCAAGATAGGCTTTCAACAGACATAGAAAAAATAAACAATAAACTTAAGCAACTAAACAAAACCTCTACTACAAGAGGTCTGACCAATAAGCAGGTTACTTTTAAATCTGATTTAGAAAAAGAACTTGTTATGAAACAAGACTTAGTAGGAAGGTTTGATGACGCATTTGATAAAATACAAAATGCAAAATCAATTGATGAACTAGCTTTGCTTTATAAAGAGTTAGATCTTACGGCCGACATGCGTAGTGCTTTGCAAGATCTTGCTAAGGCTATGGATGAAACAAAGTCTAGAATTAATAATGCTATGGATATGATGGATGAAATGCCATCAGTTAAATCTCCTAACAATTACCTTATGCGCATCTTTAATCGTCGTAAGATTGAATCAGACCGAGAGGGTTTGAAGAATATCTTAATGAATTGGTTTCGTGAAAACCCACAGATTATTGTTAAGGGTGATGACAAGCTATTTAAAAAGCAAGAGCTAGCAACTGACCCTGTATCTCTTGAGCGTAGAGCCAACGAAACTATAGACAATATTCTTGGAGAAACAGACGAAGATGCTGTCGATGCAATCTTTACTGGATTTGGTCGCAGCGGCCCGCTTGTATCTCGTCGCCTTAATATTCCTAATCACTTGATTAAAGACTACATCGTGACTGACATTAAGGAAGTTATGATTGCTTACACCAATCGTGTTGGCCCTCGACTAGAGTATCACAAACGTTTTCGTGATCCAGAAACTAATCAGATAATGCCGCTAGAGGGAAGAATAGATTATTACAGATCTAGGCTTATTAAAGATGGTGTTGATGAAGCTACAATAAATAAGTTTATTAAGAACTTTGTTGCGATATACGATCAAGTTGTCGGCACAACTCTTAAACGTCCTGATGCTATAGATACTAAAGTAGCTGACTTTCTTAGAACAGCAACAAGCTGGACGTTTCTTGGCGGCTCTGGATTAGCAGCGGTTGGTGACGCTGCGTCTTTGTTTATGGATCATGAGCTTAAAGCTATTGGCAAGTCAGTGCTTGGCACAATGGACGATATATCTTTAAAGGCATCTAAGAGAGAGCTTAATCTTGCTGGTGAAGCACTAGAGATTGTTCGTGGCATAACTCACTTGCGGTACATGGAAAGCCTTACGAATGATGTCTTTAGCAAGACTATTCCTGACAAGTTAAATAATGCTTTTTATATTATGAATGGTTTGGCTCCTGTTACTGTAGCCATTAAAACATTTGATGGCTTACTTCGCGGCCATACTATTATTGACTCAGCTATTAAACTGGGCACAGGTAAGGCTAGCAATTTTGAGAAAGAGTTTTTGGCTAGATATAATATTACCCCAAAGATAGCTAAGCGAATAGCTGACTCTCCTTATGAAAAGAGCCAAGGCGGTTTATTTTTGCCAAACACAGAGGGTTGGACGGACGAAGCAGCGGTTACTGCATTTAGAAATGCTTTATCTTCTGGCGTTATGAACAGAGTAATTATGGGTACGCCAGCAGACAAACCAATTGTAATGAGTGGCATTGCTTATATTCCGGAACATTTAGCTAAAATGCTTCCGTTTAAAACTGCGGTTGATCCTAGAGTTAAAGGTTATCGTAGAGTAGAAAGTGGTCTGCTTGCTTTACCGTTTACTTTCTATAGCTATACAATGGGTGCTTTAAGTAAGATTACTGCCAACCATGCTTCTGGTGCGGTTCGCAATCGTTTGTCCCATGTAGCTGTCGCTATGGGTCTTGGGTATATGATTGTAAATGCTCGCACTCCAAGCTGGGCTTGGAAGGATATGGACGTTGAAGATAAGATTATGAGATCTTTTGACTTCTCAGGTCTTGCAGCAATTTATAGCGATATGGTTTATCGTGGTATAGCAATGGCTAGTGAAATGGGATTAGAAAATAACTTTCCTATTCAGCCAAAGTTTCAAGCTCCACCAGATAAGATTGGTGCATTAGTTTCTTTAGGTGGCGCCCCTGCTGATTGGAGCTATGAAGTTTTAAGTTCTATTGGGCAGATGCTTTCTGGCGATGTCCAAGACGGAGCTAAGGGTCTTATTCGTATGACGCCACTTATAGAAACAATGGCGACTGGCGATATTATAAAAGATACTGCAAAAGATCTTACTGGTTATTTGCCTAACAGACAGTAATTTGTCTTAGATTATTTGTGCATTGTTCTTCTCAGCTTCTTTATGACACAAGAAGTAGGAGAGGTGACACATGACAATAAATGTAGCAGATAACAATCCGCGTATAAATTACACAGCAACATCAGGGCAAACTGTATTTACAGTTCCCTTTGAATTCTTTGCCAGCACTGATCTGACTGTATATGTAGATGGCTCGGTTCTGTCTGCATCTGATTACACGGTTACAGGCGGCAGCGGGTCAACTGGATCTATTACAACAAATAGCGGACAAACTGTTGGTGCAGAGATTGCTATCGTTAGAGATGTACCCCTTGAGCGAACTACTGATCTTACCTCTACTTACAGCGCTTCTTCTTTAAATGACCAGCTAGATCGGCTTGTTACTCAGGTTGCTGATTTAGATGATCGAGTATCGCGCTCTATATCTTTAAATGACTATGAGGTGGGTGTATCGCTAGATCTTCCTGCTAAGGCTAGTCGTTTAGGTAAAACTGTTCAGTTTAATAGTACTACTGGTGCATTAGAAATTGGGCCAAGTGGCAATGAGCTAACAAGCATTGCGTCTATTGCATCTGAAATTACCGCTCTTGATGGCATTAAGACAAATATCACAACGGTTGCTGGGGCAATATCTAACGTAAACAGCGTTGGGTCTAACATATCATCTGTTACTTCTGTTGCAGGATCTATTAGCAATGTAAATACCGTTAATACTAATATTGCTAATGTAAACTTAGTTGGCGCTTCTATTTCTGATGTTAATGATGTTGCTGACAGCATTGATCAAGTAGAAGTTGTTGCTGCATCGATTGATAATGTTGATGCTGTTGCTTTGTTAAGCAGCAATATTGGTGTTGTTATTAGTGTTTATGACGAAATTCAGACTGTTGCTAGCGACTTCACAAAGATAAATACTGTTGCTGGCATTACTGGTGCAATTAGTACAGTCAACAGCAACGCAACAAATATTAATCTAGCCGCTACAAATATAGATGACATCAATGATGTTGCTAATGTTATTACGAAGGTAACTAGCGTTGCGGATAACATTGCTAATGTTAATGCGGTTGCACCGTCTGTAAGTTATCTGTCTACAGTAGCCAATAATATATCTAGCGTTAATACTGTAGCTACTAATATTGGATCTATTAGCGCAGTTAATACAAATATATCTGATGTAACAACCATTAGCGCTTCAATTACAAACGTAAACACGGTCGCTGACAACATATCATTGATTAATGATTTCTCACAAAAGTACCGTATTGGTTCTAGTGATCCATTAGCAAATAATGATGAAGGTGATTTATTTTACAACACAACATCAAACGCTTTAAAGGTATATACTGGCTCTGCATGGGAGCAGGGTGTTACTGCTGGATCTGGCTTTCTGCCTCTTAGCGGCGGTGGTCTTAGTGGCAATCTTTCTTTTGTAAATAATGCTAAAGCTATTTTTGGATCTGGTTCTGATCTTCAAATCTATCATGATGGACAGAATAGTTACATTAGCGATCAGGGCGCAGGGCAACTAACAATTCTTGCCAGTAACTTTGAGGTAAAAAATCCTGACGGTTCTCAATCTATGTTTTTTGGCGCTCAGGGAAATGTTGCAAGTCTTTATTATGCTGGCTCTGCTAAGCTTCTTACTGAATCTTCTGGTGTTAATATTCTTGGAACGCTTAAATCAGATGGCTTATGGGTTGAAGGTGATTCACGGATTGGAGCTCACAACGGCACTAATTATGATCTTTTCTATGACACTTCTGATTCACAACTAGAGTTTGCTGATAATGCTAAAGCTGTATTTGGTAATGGGTCTGACCTACAGATTTATCATGATCCTGCAAATGGTTCTTATGTATCAGACCAAGGCGTAGGCAGTCTTAATCTTCTAGGCTCAACATATGTAAGAATTAAAGATGCCACAGACAGCAGTACGGCGGCAGAATTTAATCCCACTGGTGCCTCCGCTTTTTATTACAGCAATGCACAAAAACTCGCCACCACCAGCACAGGTGTAGACGTCACTGGGACTTTGACCAGCGATGGGCTGACTGTGGATAATGTTGATATTAATGGTACGACTGTTGCTTGGCAGAACAGCGGGACTAATCAAACTTATTTTACTACTACTGGGTCAAGTGAGCAGGCACTAATCTTACGATTAGACAATCAGGACTTGTCAGCGACAGGTTATTTTGAAGTTCAAGATGGTTCGGCTGGTCGTAAACTTCTTACAGTAGAAGACGGCGGCGACATCAGCTTCTACGAGGACACAGGCAGCACGCCAAAGTTCTTCTGGGATGCGAGTGCTGAGAGCTTGGGGATTGGCGGTGCGTCTGATGTTTGGGACACTTTTAATGCGGTTCAGGCAAATAATATTTCTCTTGCTGGTTATTCTACAACGCAAGGCGGTGTAATTCAGAACGCTTATTATGCGGGTGGCTGGAAGTATTCATCTACGAACCCTGCTTCTATGTATTATCAAGATAGCGGAACTCATCAATTCCATACAGCAGCTTCTGGAACAGCAGGTACTGCACTTACTTGGTCACAAAGAATGACCATCGACAGCAGTGGTCGGGTCGGGATTGGCACGAGTTCGCCAGAAGGTGATGGCCTACATGTCCAAGGCTCTGACAACAATAATGACGATGATCTTATATCTCTTGGTTTTACTTTTGACGCTAATTCTAAAGTTTTGGGGACTATCGGGGTTCACAACAGCGCATCTAATACAGGCGGCCTAAAGTTTAGCACTAAAAACGCTGGTA